GTATGGTCACTATGGGCTTGGAACTAACTGATCAGGAACAGATCAAATTGGACAACTTGATCCTGGAACTGTTGGCAGAAAAACAAGCAGAGCCCACTGAAGCAGTGGAAGCAAAACCTGCTGGCCCTACCATCCAGGATCGTCTCAAAGAAAAAGCCAGTGAATGCGCCGGCGAGATCGAAGGCCTGTTTGACGACTTTATTGCCGCAGGTGCTAAAATGTCAGCACAATTCCAACCCATCACAATCATCCGTGGGCACAATGTAGCACCGCAGTTGATCCATCAGATCCAACAAATCTGGAAAAACCACCTCACTGAACTGGAAGCAGTAGTGGCAGGCAAGGATGCACAGTTGGTAGAAGGCTACGGCTATCTGACCAAAACTCAACTCAAGCAACTGGTAAAGTTTGCTGAGCAAGTGATAACTGACTGCAATAATTATGTGCAGATCAAGAAAGTGGAACGCAAACCGCGGGCTAAGAAAGCAGTGAGTGCTGAAAAAGTAACAGCCAAGTTCAAGTATCTCAAGACATTCCCAGATCTCAAACTGGTTAGTGAGCCTGCTGTGAAACTGGTAGATGCCACAGAAGCCTGGCTGTACGACACTGTGAAACGCAAACTGATCCATGTGGTTGGTGATGCACATCGCGGCAACTTTACAGTAAAGAGCAGTGCTGTGATTGGCTTTGACACAGGCGCAAGTTCGCAGAAAACCCTGCGTAAGCCAGCAGAAACCTTGAAAGCACTGTTGGCGGCAGGCAAGCCAGCAACTCGCAAGATCTTCAAAGAGTTGAGCACCACAGAAACCCAATGGAATGGGCGTGGCAACGACAACTTGATCATACTCAAGGTCTGGTAATGTGCTAAATATTGGGGACGGAGTCCCCAATGGAAGAACAACAACAAATAGACCTAGTAACGCTCAAAAACAACCTTTTTGAGTATGTGCGCCTGCAACTGGGCAGCCAGATCATTGACATTGAACTGGACCCAGCCCACTTTGAAGCAGCATATCAGAAGACCATTGGCACTTACCGCCAACGGGCCAACGCCGCGTATGAAGAGTCATACAGTTTCATGCAGTTGGTCAACCAGCAAAACATCTACACCCTTCCACAGGAAGTGCAGAGTGTGCGACAGATCTTCAAACGCACTTTTGGTATAGCGTCAGGCCCTATGGGATCAAACTTTGATCCGTTCAGTCAAGCAACGATGAATGTGTACTTGATCAACTTCAACCAATCAGGCGGTCTTGCTACATACGATTTCTACAGTCAATATGTGGAATTGGCTGCTAGGATGTTTGGTGGATTCTTAAATTACACTTGGAATCCGGTCACAAAGAAACTGCAAATCATCCGTAATCCAGCAGGTGGCGGCGAAGTAGTATTGCTATGGACCTACAATCTCAAACCCGAGATCCAATTGTTGAGTGATTTCCAAATCCAGCAATGGATCAGAGATTACACTGTAGCGGCTTGTAAGATGATCATTGGTGAGGCCCGTGAGAAATTTAGCACTATCGCCGGACCCAATGGCGGCGGCACACTAAACGGTGCTGCTATGAAATCTGAAGCCAAAGAAGAGATGGCAGATCTCATCAAGCAATTGGTGAATTATGTTGATGGAAGTCAGCCATTAACCTTTGTGATTGGATAAGATCTGTGCTATAATTAGCACATGGCTGATCTAATGATTGATATTGAAACGGTAGGCACAGGCCCTGAAGCCTGTATCCTGACCATCGCCGCCCAGGCATTTGACCCACTGGGCACGGGCTATCACAAACAACAATTCTATGCTCGAATCGATCCGGACAGTCAACCTGGCCGTAACATAGAACAGGGCACGATTGAGTGGTGGGCTACACAACCCGCTGAAGCACAGGAAGAAGCCTTTGGATTAGACAATCGTATTCCACTAGATACGGCATTGGAAGAATTGGGTCGATTGATTTGGAAAAGCAAAACGATATGGGCCAATGGTCCTACGTTTGACATGAACATTCTTGAGCATGCTTACAAGAGTTTCGGCCGCCCGCTGCCTTGGCAATACTACAGAGTAAGAGATGCTCGAACTGTATATGCTCTATATCCGGGCTTGGGTAAGCCACCTGCGAGCCATCACGCACTGGAAGATTGTCGTAGACAGATCGATCTTCTACAGGTCACACTTCAACATCTAAATGTAAAGGCACTATCATGATCATTGGAATCTGCGGATTTATTTCAGCGGGCAAAGACACTGCTGCTGACTATTTGGTAAACTTTCACGGCTTTCGTCGTGACTCATTTGCTGCCACGCTCAAAGACGCTGTGGCCGCTGTGTTTGGTTGGGATCGAGAATTGTTAGAAGGCCGCACAAAATCCGCACGAGAGTGGCGTGAGCAAGTGGATCCTTGGTGGGCAGAACGGCTTGGAATGCCACACTTGACACCGCGCTGGGCTCTGCAACACTGGGGCACAGAAGTGGGCAGGAATGCTTTCCACACTGATATATGGATTGCTAGTTTGGAAAACAAACTGCGAAAAAGTTCGGACAACATCGTGATCTCGGACTGTAGATTTTACAATGAAGTGGCTGCTATCAAGAATATCGGCGGGCGTGTGATCTGGATCCAGCGTGGGATAATTCCGCACTGGTATGACATAGCAGCCAAGGCCAATCACGGTGACGAAGCAGCACAGCGTTGGTTGGATAAAGAAGGTGTGCATGCCAGTGAATACTCCTGGGCTGGCACAACATTTGATCATGTTGTGGAAAACAATTCCACAGTGGATGGTTTATACCGCCAACTCAGCGGTCTGCTTGCAGCGGATTTGGCACCCACGGAACGTCAAGCCGTCTGACCTCTTCTACACAGTTTAGGCACACAGTTCTGAGATTTTTAAGATCCACATTGTTCATATTGCCGTCCATGTGATAAACTAGGATTTGGCTAGCAAACCTAGGCTTGAACCCGCATCGATCGCATGCGGGTTTTTTCTTGTAACCTGCCCGTTTCCACAACGCTTCTGGCGGCTTGATTTTCTTTTTTCTCCGGATACAATGATCGCATCTGGTGCGATAGTGCGTGATGTCGTTTCGGCAATAATTTACTGCTACCGGACGTTGATTGCAGGCTGTGCATATGGGTCTCATGGTGTATTTATACACAAACCTTTGCAAAGGGCATCGCAACACCCCTGGTTTTGTAGGCATCCGATAAATATCTGTAACAGTTTTAAAGGAGCCAAAATGGCAACATCATTCGTACCAGCAACACCATTAGTATCACCTGGAGTTCAAGTCACCGTAATTGACGAGAGTCAATACTTACCGGCATCCACCAACAGCGTACCTTACTTTTTAATCTCCACAGCACAGAACAAAGTTTCTGGTAGCGGAGTTGGTGTAGCAGCAGGAACATTAGCAGTTAACGCCAACAGAGTGTATCTGATCACCAGTCAGCGTGATCTTGCCGCCACTTTTGGTAATCCGTTTTTCTACAAAACCACAATTGGCACTCCTATCAATGGCTATGAGTTGAACGAATATGGCTTGTTGGCAGCATACAGTGCATTGGGTGTAACTAACCGTGCTTATGTACAACGTGTGGATATTGATCTTACCGAACTCACAGCCACTTTGGTCCGCCCCACCGGTGACCCTGCCAATGGCTCATACTGGTTAGACACTGTAAATACACAGTGGGGAATTTTTGAATGGAATCAAACTACCGGCGCATTTAGTCCAACCGTGCCGTCGGTGATCACTACCACTACTTCTCTGCAAAGTGGTGTACCACTGCAAGATTACGGTGCAATTGGTGACTACGCAGTAGTGGCCACCAATACAGCCAATCCTGTGTACTATAAAAATGGTGCAGTGATAGCAGCCTCGGGCAATGCTACCACTCTCAGCGATTTGTACAACACTTGGGTACTGGTAGGTAGCGATGATTGGAAATTGAGTTACCCTGCGGTACAAGGTGCCAATGCAGTAACAACAACTCTTAGCGCAGGTAATACCATTGTGATCAATGGTACCAGTGTAGCAGTTCCTGCATCAACCAACAACACCATCCAAGGACTCAGCGGTGCTATCAATACTGCTAATATCACTGGCGTCTATTCTGCTGTGATTGATAATAAATTGTGCTTGTTCGCTAACAGTGAAGCCACTGCCGACGGATCAACAGCAGATGATGGTATTATCTATATCAATCCGGTGGGATCAACCTCGGGATTGCTGACCACACTGGGACTCACCTCTGGTGTTACATATTATGCACCTGGACTACAACAAAGTCCTAACTATGTATTTCCTCGCTGGAGAACCACCGACGATACACCACGTCCTACAGGCAGCGTGTGGAACAAGACTACTGCACAAAATCTTGGCACATTCATGTCTGTTCAGAAATACAACACTGCATTAGCACAGTGGGTACAACAAGCAGCCCCTGTTTATCAAAATGACTGGAATGCTAATGCCAATCTAGATGCCACAGGCGGTGGTAAAAACATCATAGTTGGCGCAACTTATACACAATACAATGTGGATCCTGCTCCAAGCGGTATATCTGAATGGAGTAGTGTTACAACCTATGCAACCGGAGATCGAGTATTGTATGAAACACTAACATATGAGTCTCTACAGAATTCCAATCTGAATCAGAATCCTGTTACTGCGACTACGTATTGGTCAGAAGTTCAAAATGAACTGCCTTACAACAGCACCTACACTCTGCAGGTGTTTGAACGTACTTCACAAGGTTCCACAGTGGTCACAGGCAGCACTAGTACCCCTGTAGTAACAAATGGCAATCAGTTTACTGTGACTACCAGCATAGCAAATTCAGGTAGTCTTACCAGCACAGTCACAGTCACAGTCAATGGCAATACCACCGCTGACTTTGTTACTGCTGTGTCATCTGCTGGTTTACCTTATGTGGTTGCCAGTGTAAACAGTTCTGGTGCAATTGTAATGACACAAACTCAAGGCGGTGTGATTTTGTTACAAAACGTCACAGGAACACCTTTGGCTGATGCTGGATTTACTACCAGCACCACAGGTTGCAGAAACATTGTTGATGATAATTTGACTGCATATTTGCAACTCAGTGGCTGGATTCCATTGGTTTATACAGCCAGTGCCATAGCACCTAATCAAGATCCTGCCTCGGGCACATATTGGTATTATTCCACTACCAATCAAGTTGATATCATGATCAACAATGGTTCAAGTTGGGTAGGTTATCAAAATGATTTTAACGATACTCGTGGTTTTGATTTGAGCACAACCAACCCAACTGGTCCTATCATTGCTGTCACAGCACCTACTACACAGACTGATGGAACTCCATTGGTATATGGTGATTTGTGGGTTAACACCAGCAATCTTGAACTGTATCCTTTGTTAAATCGTTGGCAAACAGTAGAGGGCGTGAATCAATGGGTATTGATTGATAACTCTGATCAACAAAGTTCAAATGGTATATTGTTTGCTGATGCTCGTTGGAGCAGCACAGGTCTAGTGAATCCTATAACTGATGCCTACCCTACCATAGTCAGTTTGCTTACAAGCAATTATTTAGATGCCGATGCACCAGATCCTACACTGTACCCCGCAGGTATGCTGCTGTGGAATTCACGACGTTCAGGATTTAATGTCAAGCAATTTGAAGTTGATTACTTCAATGCCGCATCGTTCTCTTATGCAACATGGAGTTCCTCTACCACTTATGCCGTGGGCGACCAGGTATTGTATAACACAGTATTGTATGTGGCCATTCAAGGTAGCAATACCAATCAGAATCCAGCCACCCAGATTGCGTATTGGAGTCCGCTGGAAACTAACTCATGGGTCACAGCATCAGGAAATCGTGCCGATGGATCCCCTAACATGGGAAGATTAGCTCAACGTGCATTGATTGTGGCAGCATTGAAATCTGGTATTGATACCAGCGTAACTGCTCGTGAAGAACAAGCACAGTACAATCTTCTGGCATGTACTGCGTACCCCGAATTGATACCCAACATGGTTGCACTTAACGATGAGCGTAATAACACAGCATTTGTTGTGGGTGACACTCCAATGAGATTAGGACCCAATGGTAATGATATTGCATCCTGGGCCACAAACAACGGCGGGTTAGGAATATATGCCGGTGATGGGTTACAAAGCAATAGTCCTTATGCTGGCGTGTTCTACCCCAGTTGCCAAACCACAGATCTAGGTGGAAGCACAGTGGTCACAGCACCTAGCCATATGATGGTACGCACAATTATCCGTAGCGATAGTGTGAGTTATCCTTGGTTAGCACCTGCTGGTACACGTCGAGGTGTGATTGATAATGCTGCTCAGATTGGGTACATCAACTCAACCACAGGTGAATTTGTTACCATCGGTAACAATCAAGGCCTGCGTGATGTTGAATACCTCAACTCTATCAACCCAATCACGTTTATTCCCGGAGTGGGTATTACCAACTTTGGTAATAAGACATTGTACAATCAAGCAACAGCATTGAACCGCATCAATGTGGCACGTTTGATTGCATACATGCGTGGTAGATTGGAAGAGATCGGCAAGCAGTTCTTGTTTGAACCCAATGATCAGATCACACGCAATGAAATAACCAATTCTATAAATGCATTGTGTATCAATCTTGTGGCCAAACGCGGTATCTATGACTTTTTGGTAATTTGTGATACCAGCAATAACACACCGTTTACCATTGATAACAATGAGTTGATTGTTGATATTGCAATCGAACCAGTAAAATCAGTGGAATTTATCTATATTCCGCTGCGTATCAAATCCACTGGGGCGATTGCTAATTCACAGACTGCAACGCAAACTTCTATCCAATAATCGGAAGAAATCAAAAATGGGGTGGCAACACCCCATTTTTTTTGGCCTCGACAGACATAAATAACTGCATAGGAGAATACTAATATGGCCGTTTCATCATTAACCAGAATGACTGTGCCCTTGGCAAGTGATCAAAGTAACAGTAACCAAGGCTTGCTCATGCCCAAACTCAGTTACCGCTTCCGAGTGGTATTTGAAAACTTTGGTGTGAGCACACCACGAACAGAACTTACAAAACAAGTAATTGACTTCAAGCGTCCCAATGTGACCTTTGATGAAATCACAATTCCAATCTACAATAGCACATTGTATCTGGCAGGCAAATACAAGTGGGCTACTACCACTTGCAATCTGCGTGATGATGCATCGGGTGCTGTAAGTCGTCTAGTCGGCGAGCAAATACAGAAACAAATGGACTTCTTGGAAATGGCCAGTGCGGCATCGGGTATTGATTACAAATTTACCACACGTTTTGAAGTACTGGATGGTGGTAACGGCGCTGCCACACCTACTGTGCTGGAAACTTGGGAACTGTATGGTTGCATGCTTGAAGGTGCCGACTATGGCACTGCCAGTTATGGCGAAAGCAAGGCTATGCAAATTGGTCTCACAATCAGATACGACAATGCTAACCAAACACCTAACGGAACTGGTATTGGCAGTACCATTGCTAGAACTGTCAACGACGTTGTAACAGGATAATAAGAAATGTCCTGGGGACAAGATTTCCTTCAGGGGTTTTTTGGTGGGCAAGGTCTTAAAGATTATGCCCATGCTTCCAAGACCTTTCTCGCCAACGGTTACGAGTATGCACCACGGAACAAATTTCTGTTCCATTGCTACTTTAATCTCAACACATCGTTGATTCCTAGTTTGGGTGCAATTTACAGCAGCACAGAAAAAGCCACCATTGGCCTCATGGTCAAGACCATACAGTTACCTAAGTTTACTATTGACACAGAAATACTGAATCAATACAATCGCAAACGTGTGGTACAGAAAAAGATCAACTATACTTCGGTAGCAGTTACATTTCACGATGATGGTGGTGATTTAATACGTAACATGTGGTACAACTACTACAGTTACTATTACAAAGATCCCAATCAAGCCTACGGGCCGGCTGCACAAAATGGAAGTATTGGCGCCCTGCAAACTCAATCCGGATTCACTTATAATTCTCGAGACATATACACCAATGATCGTGTGGTCAACGACTGGGGATATATTGGCGAAAGTTTTGATCAAGGCAGTGCTGGTGGCCCGGGCACAAACTCAGGTGGAGATCAGAATTCAGGTAAACCTGCTTTCTTTAAAGATATCACTATCTACGGAATGGATCAACACAAATGGGCAGCGTATACTTTAATCAATCCACTGATCAAAAGTTGGGAGCACGACACTTATAATTACAGTGAACCTGCAGGTATCATGCAAAATTCCATGACTATCGACTATGAAACAGTGAAATACTATTCGGGTGCTATTGGTAAGAATCGACCAGATACCAATGTGATTGGATTTGCTGATCCTGCATATTATGATAATATAAAATCAAGTCTGGCAAGGCCGGGCAGCACACAAACTGTGTTAGGGCAAGGTGGCTTATTAGATGCAGGAATTGGTATTGTGGAAGATTTGCAAACCGGCAGTTTAAACCCAATTGGTGCGATACAAAAAGCCGGAACACTTTATAACACTTGGAAAAATGCACCATTAAAATCAGTGGTAAGCGAAGAAGCCAATGCTGCACTAAAAAGTGTTCTAAGAAATACCATACCAGCACAGGTGCGACAATCACAAAATTCCGGTGTTGGATTTATTTTTCCTAGAGCACCAACCACACCAATACCTTCAATTGGCACATATATACCACCAACGAGATAATCATGGGCGGAACAGTAAATTCACTTAATACCAATGTAGACCTCACAGTCAGGATCTACGATCAATTCTACGAATACGAGCAATTTGTAAGTGCAGAAGAGTATGATGTAGTATTCAGTTATATGAAATCAGTGTTTACAACAGATCTTGCCGCCGGCAATTTCACAGTGGCATTGTTTAGAATAGCAGATACTACTCAAACCTCGGTGTTGACCATCTTGTCTAACATACAAGGACAAAATTCAATACAGGTTACACAAACCTTGGCCTACTATCTCAACAACTTGAGAAGCACTAGCACATTGTTGGGGTTTGGCGCCTTGTCAACGCCTAACTACTATACTGCAAGGAATGTGTTGGCATGAGCCGCTGGGCCAACGGGGAGTACCTCATTACCAACCCGGGCAAGTATGTGGGCAAAAACAAACCCAGATATCGATCAGGGTGGGAACACTCATTCATGCGTTTTTGCGACAAGAACGATGCGGTGATCCAATGGGCCAGCGAAAGTATAGCCATACCTTATAAAAATCCCATAACCGGCAAAAACTCCATGTATGTGCCGGATTTCTTTATCACATATCGCACCAAGGGCAATGTTCAACGCGCCGAAATGATCGAGATCAAACCCAAAAAACAAAGCGTGATTGAAAGCAAGATGAACAGCAAGGACCGTGCTGTTGTGGCCATCAACTATGCCAAATGGGCAGCAGCACAGGCTTGGTGCAAGCGAGCAGGCATACATTTCCGAGTCATAACTGAAGACGACATGTTCCATAAGCCGGGTTGACAGATCCGGTAAATATGGTATGACCAAAAAACTCGAAGAGTTATTCGACTTACCGCCCTCTGGAGATCCTGAAGAGGAGCTGGTTTACACCCCCGAACAAACCCAGTCAGTGATGGCTGAGATTGACAATGCCATCGACAAGATTGATGCTGCCCTGCCGGGTGTGCGTGACTTGTCGTCGTCAGATAGTGAGATGGATGAACTGGCCGATCTAGCCAAAGGCAGTTACAAGGATCTCATGGACTTGGGTATGAATGTGGATTCAAGATTTGCTGCTGAGATATTCAGTGTAGCAGGCGCCATGCTAGGGCATGCACTCACAGCCAAACAGGCCAAGATGAGCAAGAAGTTGAAAATGATCGATTTGCAGTTAAAAAAAGCAAATCTGGATGCCAAACTCGCAGATTCAGATCGAGACCCACCACAGCAAGGCCAAGGCCATGTGTTGGATCGCAATGAATTGTTGGATAGATTGTTAGGCGATAGAAAGACAAATGCCAAAAAAGTATAAATATCACATAGGACTCTGATATGAAAAAATTTCACCAATATCTTGCAGAAAGCGAACGCACATACGATTACAGGATCAAAATCCTGGGTGATGTGCCTCCAACCTTTATCAAGGATCTGGAACAAAAACTCGAACAGTTTGACATCGTCAAGATGTCAGGCAAAAAGACCACACCGGTGCAGCGACTGTTAAAAGACTTCCCCAACGAAGAAAATGACATGGTCACCAGTGTGGATGTGAGTTTCCGTTATCCAGCTATCGAACCACAGATACAACAACTGGCTCAACTGTTAGGATTCAACCCCAACCGTATACGACTGTTGACACAATCCTATGTGGACAGCATTGACAAAGAGATCACTGACATCAACGCACAGAACAAGGACTTGATCGCCGATACCGATTACCCTGCACCCGACGCTGAACAGCAGGCATTGAAGAAAGATTACTCTGGTGATCCTTACAAACATGCGGTATTGCAGAATGCATATCGTTCAGATTTCACAGTAGCTGGCG